TCCTGAAAGACCACCCCCTGCTCCCCCAGTTCCACCAACCTTAGCAATATCTCCTTTTCCGGCTAGTGCTGTAATTTCTTCTGGGACTCCTGTGGTTTTATTAAACCTGTAAGGAACACCACCAACTGTATACATATCATAGCCTTTACCAGTGGCTTGTGACTCTGCAATATCCTTCTGTGTTTGTGCTTTCTTTAAAGCTAGTTCAACTGGAAGTTCTGCAATTTGTTTTTCTCGCAGACGTGCCTCTGTTGCTAGCTTATCGCTATGTTCAAGGCTAGTCTTTCTGGCATCTTCAACATTTTTATCTACTTTCGCCGCTAATTCTCCGTCCTGATATTTTTTAGTTTGCTGTTCAGTCAACGTCATTGCAGAGGTCTTTAATCGTTCTTTAAGAGAATCAAACGCCTTAGGATCTCCTGAATTTTTAGCTTTTTCAATTTCTCCGCGAATGCCTAAAGCAACCTGAGTAGGTAGTTCTGCCGCATCTACAGCCTTTTCAAGAGAACCCCAATCACCTGTAGGAGCGGTTGAAATGAGTTGTCCTGCATAACTCATCTGTTCTGTTTTTAGTTTTAAGTTATTTAGTTGCTGAGTCTGTGCATCAGTGCGAAGGGAAGAAGCTGCTTTCTGTAGTTCATATCCTTGTTTAGCGTATCCCTTAGACATGAGGGTACTACTTGCGTTCATTAATGCAGACATCTGTTTAGTAGGGTCTGTTTTATCTTCTGGGGACAGACCAGAAAAGGCATCAGCCACAGCACTTTTTTCTTGGTAGCCCTCTACCTTTCCCTGCGCCCAATCAGCACTTTTTTGGAACCCACCCCATACATCAGTTACCACGATGCGTTCCCCGTGCCCCAACCTTGGTTAGAATTCCCATACTGTCCATCATTAGCATTTGAACTACTAAATAGATTACTAAAGTAACCAGAAGGAGCGCCTGTAGCAGCACCAACACCCATACCCACCAAACCCATAACGTTGCTCCATCCTTGTTGCTGCACTTGGTTGGCTTGGTTAGATTGACTCATTACACCACTATACTGTGCCGCTGCTGCCTGAGCAGGAGACTGACCTGCACCAGATAAAGTAGATAACTGCCCAAACATTTGGTTGTAATAGTTATTAAAATTACTCTGCCCTAGGTTCTGTAGAGCGGCCTGTTGATGACCGGAACTAACCCCACCAGTAGCAGCCATGCCTGTATTAACAGCATTTGTACCAGCCTGCATGGTAGAGCTAAACCCAGGGCCTGACATAGCCATGCTAGGATCATTAACTAAATTGTTAAGTTGTCCTGCTGCTTGTTGACGGTACTGTGAGTACGGGTCATAGGTACTAAGACTTGGGGGAGGGGGTGCAACTGTACCACCACCAAAAAATGAACTCATAATTATTTCCTTAAATTAGTTTAGAGTATAATTTCTCAAAGAATGTATACCCTAAGTATTCAAACAATTTGGAATTATCAAGATGCAACTTAGTAGAATACAATATTCTATTAACACCAAGTTCTTTCAGATATTGTTCGGCTTTCTGAAATAACTTAATGCCCGTTCTTCCCTTTCTATATTGCTTACGAAGATAATATACATCTTCAAAAGCAGTTAAACAAGCCATATAGTGCATATGTGGAGATACGAAAAACACAATATATCCAATTAATTCTTGTTCTTTACGGCAAGTGAATACTTTGAGTACTCCTGCTTCTGCCAGTGAATGATATTTAGCCCAATCTGGTTCTACGTCATATTGTTTGGTAACTGACAATTCCTCATAGTGTTCTGGAATTATTTCCTTCCAATCTTCTATGAAGTCAACAAACCTTTCTTCTTGGTACGTTATCATTTAAGTCCTATAGTTCGTTGGCTGTACGCCATCATTCTCCATTTCACCAATATGGAAATCTATTTCAGCCGAATCCAATCGTAAAGGTTGAGCATCTGTACACAAGAACTCCCAAGCGCGTCTTCGGGCTTGTCCTGCCTGATATAGTTGTGGCCTTGGTTTACTTAAGTCTACTTGACGATAGGGAGACCAAGTATTGTAATCATCATCTGTGTGTCTAATTTTCATAACAGCAGGGACTTTATCACCCACTATTTCTACTCTAGTATAGAACTTACGTTTAGTAGTTCCACTATCTGTAATATCTGTTACAGCCCTGTAGTAGATAGGAGCACCTGCATCAGTATAATTGTAATCTGACATTGTATATACAGTGCCATTATCATCATCTAAGAAGTAATAAATAGAGGTGGCCCCATAGGTTCCTGCATAGTAACTGGGTCTAAAATACTGCTCTCCATATATTCCAGTAACCCCGGACGTAGCGTCACCGATGGCCCACATAGTCCACTGTGTCCAAACTTTCTCACCAACGTCATATACTATTGTAACATTTAAATCTTCCAATGTCAAGACATAAAACATATGTCCATTGTATTTAAATGTAAAAGAAGATACTGTCACTAGGTTGCTATTAGATAAGATTCTCTCTATATAGGCAGTAGATATTTTTGTTGGAGATAGTCCTTGTAACATATAGACAGCAGGCCCTGTATTCTTGGACTGCCCTACCCATACCACTGACATTTCCATTTGAGCAATAGACTCGCCATTAGCACAACCTATCTCAAAGGAATAGCTATTAGCAGGAGCTAGGGGGGATCCAGTACCTAAAGCACTAGAAGCGGCATCGTAAAAGGGGATTGTAGACCATTGCCCAAAGGCAACTACATAATTTAACTGCTTGGCAAGTCCTACTAAAGTATTTGGTTCTATTTCACAGGTTAGGTAATCTAGAGCATACCAGGAAGTAGGGTCATTAACTGCACTCGTATATATTTGACCATTGGGTTGCCCCACCACTGTATAGGTATCTAAATAAGCGACACCGGGAACCAAACCACCCGTACTGAGTTGAGGAAAGGAATTTAAGGTAGCGTTAGCAGTAGCACCATTTCCCCTCACACCAGACCAAGCAAGAGTAGCTGTGCCATTAGTAGCTGAACCACTAGAAAATGCAGGTGCATTAACAAGACTTGCGTCAAAAGTTCCGGCTGTTGTTACAGTATAAACATTTCCACCGTAATAAACCGTTTCTCCTAGTGTAGCTGTGCCACTAGCTGCCCATGCTGTACCATAAGAAAATCCTTCAGTAATAGTTACAGTAGGTGTTGTTGTATAGCCAGAACCGCCAGATACTAACGTTACATTGGTTCCTACAATAATACCGGATTGCGGGACACAGGTAATTACAGCAGCTAATCCGGCCCAAGTAAGATTATTCACTGTTCCACTGGTGTGGGTGGGCGGGGTTGTATTGGTAGTAAAAGTAGTTGTAGCAGTGTATAAATTAACACCATAAACTACTTGTTGCGCCGCAGCAACCACTAGATGGGCTGTCCAAAGGACACCCGCAGTAATTATAGGCTCTATATAATTAGTGCCACCATTAACAACTGTTATCTGAATTACATAATCGTTGGTAAGTGGAATAAAACCATATTTACCAGCTAAGGGAGTATTAGAGGGCCACGGAGTGCCAGAAGTAATATATGAGGGATTATATATATAACCATTAGACTGGTTATGGACAAACATAGTACTAGTTAAGGCAGAAGTAGTCATTAATAATCCAAGTTAAAAGGAAAGAATAACAGCACCAGCCCCACCATTGCCGGGACAACTAGTATTAGCATATGTTAATGCACCATTACCACCAGCACCATAGCCAGTTCCATTGATACCACCAACACCAGGTACCATGCCATTATTCATGCCTACCCCCAGAGTTCCCACAGTTCCGTTTGGTGTACCCCCTGCCCCCGCACCCATGTATCCGGGTGACAGTCCCCCCGTTCCTCCAGTAACCGTCAGTGTTGTAAACCCTGTGCCAGATATAGAAGAACTACCACCAGTACCCCCAGTATAAGTTCCTGTAGAGCCACTAGCACAAGTGACAACTCCGTTAAAGGAAGACTGTGAGTGCAAACCACCAGACCCCACCGTGATGTAGAGGGTACTTCCCGGAATAACAATTATGGCCTGGTTGTCTATGTGTCCACCAGAACCACCACCAGACCCAGGATGAGAATCACCCGTGCCATCATCAGCACTACCGCCCCCACCAGCACCAATCAGTGTAACATAAATTACTGTTATCCCAGAAGGAACGGTGAATGGCATATTAGTTGCCGGAACACTGAAGATATAGTTACTTCTAGTAATTGTATTTGTGGCTGCGGGTGTAGGTAGGTTTTGATTGAAATATGCTGTGGCAACAGCCCCCGTCATGGTTCCAATAGTTGTGTACACACCCGTAGAACTTACAGAATAAAGAATGTTATTTACTATAGCATATAATACACCTTCAAAATAGAATAAACCTTGCCCTTTTGCAGCGGGTAGGTTAGAAAGTATAGATACACCCGGGCGTTTAATAAAGCTACGCTTCTGTCCTACAGTTTCAAAGTAACCATTAGTACACTTAGCATCTTTGGTAAGAGTGCCATCACGGGTATCTATTGGCTGACTAAGAGGGATTCTCTCAATAGGCATTAGTAACCCCGGTTATTCGTAGACATTCTCATGTCTGGTTGAAAGAATGTAGAATACACTTCTACATCCCAATCAGTTAATTGGTCTTTATACATCTTAGCTCGTATAGCTATTTCTTGTCTGTTGCCCGCAGGCACCCCATATTCAAGAGACAACTGATCGGCTAAGTTCCATACCAATACATTCATCCACTCATTGGGAAAATCGGGTATATCTTGTGCACGAAGTAAGTCTTGCATTGGCATTTGACAGACTAAGCGAATCTGTAGGTTTGTAGCTGTATATGAGTCAGGGGTTAAGTAGACATACAAGATACCGTTGTTCTGTTTAAGATCATAGAATACACTATTGGACACACCAGTAGACATCTTAGAACCCAGCATATTGTACTCTTGCTTAGATAACATTTGCAGTGGTACATCTATTACAGGTGCTACTGAGGTATTACGATACCATCCCTGAATCATCTTTAGGGGTTTATCAGTGAGGGCGGTAAGTAGTCCTGTATCAAAACTATCATACATAGGAACAGAACTAGGCCCTCCTAATATATAGGTAGTAACATTATTAGTTACAGGTATTACTAACTCTTGTATCTTCCATAACTTTAAGCCCTCTGTAGCCATAGACTTTATCAATAGATTTAGGGCTAGAGAAGCATTGGTAATACTAGCAGCATCAGGAGTATCTCCCAACTCTAATACACCTAGTTTTCGCATAGCTAAAGCAATTACTTGATCCCTGGATACTGTAAAGGAGGAACTCATTTAACCACCCATTATTAGTTTTATGGCTTTCTCAAGCCCAAAAGACTGCGCCACAAGAACAGCTAACGCTCCAACAACAATATATTTAATCTGACTTAAATTCTTTTCAATGCTTGACATGGTTTCTTGTAAACACACAGTAGCATTCCTGAGTTCCTTAATATCTTCTGAATGGTCGTCTGTTCGGACTTCAAGCCTAACTACTCGACTTTCTAATTCTTGTGTCATTTTGCAAGCCTTATCAGGGATAGATTATAAATGTTACAGGTATAAAGTTATCTTGTTGTTCTGGTTTAGTGAAAGGAGGTGCTTGATAGTCTGCTACTCCTTTGACGAAATCTTGTGGTTGTCGCATTTCAAAATCACTCTCACAAACCTTTAAACCATCCCATCGTTGCCGTAGTTGAGAACCTTTATAGACTCTGCCGCATACATCACAAACAGCCTTAAAATCGCCTCTGTCGTATCGTGGTTTATAACTCATACAAGACTCGGAGCATAGACACTTAAATCACCAACGCCAGTATAGGTATTACCAAGTGAAGTTGTAATGGTCATAACAAGGCGATAGGTACACTCACTGACACCGTTAGCGATTCTTTGTGTAGCAATTTTACTACCAGTAACTACAGTAGGAGCACCCATTAAAATAGAGGAGGGGCTTGGGTCTGTTCCATTCATTAATATTACAGTACAAGCGGCTGTAGATATTGTTTCAGCAGCAGTTAGAACCTGAGTAAAATCAAAAGAAAAATTTTCAGACTCTGTCGTTATTTTAGCACTAAAAAAATCAGCCATTTTTATTCCATAATGTGATAATACGATTTTTAACGAAACTTAGAAAAACTTTCTTAGATTTTACTATCATGGTGTATTTACCAACAGCACCATACTTTTCAACTAAATTTACAAATAATTGTATAACACTACTAGATACTGTAGATAATAGTTTATTAATTAATTTACGAACTGTTGCTGAACTAGTGGAGACAACAGATAATAGTTTAGAAAAAGACCTTACTATCGTAGCCGTACTAGTACTGGTAATATATAATAGTTTATTTAATAATCTTTTTATAGAGACTGTACTAGTACTGGTAATATATAATAGTTTAGAAAAAGACCTTACT